TGTAACTGTATAACCATAGGAGATAATTAGATGGCTACTTATAACGATGGTAAAGGTTACAAACTTGGTACTGGTGCAGCACACTCTGCTAAAGGTATCAACAAAGTTTCAACCATTAGCGTGGAGCTAGACTTCGCAGCAATTACTACAGCACGAGCAGCAGCAGGGCTTACAGCTCTTGCAGCTACTGATGTACTTGAAGTAATTAGAGTTCCAGCGAATACTTTAGTCACTCACGTGGCTTTAAATGTAACAACTGCTGAAGGCGGTACACTAACTGTTGATGTTGGTGACGGTACTGATCCAGATGGTTTTCATGATGGTGTAAATGGCAACGCAGTTGCGGCTTATATCACTGATGCCGGAGGTGCAACAGCACTTGCTCATGGTAAATTCTATACTGCAGCTGACACTATTGATGTGACTACTGTTAACGCAGCAGACACAGCAGTTATGACTTTAACTGCAGTAATGGTTGATTGCTCAGAGTAAAACGTAACAAATGGTCGGGGGGTAACTTTAACCCCCCGATTATCTAAAAAGGAGAAATAAATGGCAGGAAGATGGTTAAGAAATACAAAAGATGGTGAGATCTATGGGTGGAACCAAATACTTGCAGACAATCCATTAACTGAAGAAGTGACTGAGGAACAAGCTTTTCCAGAAAAATTTCTACCTAAAAAACAAAAAGGTAGAAAAACAAAGGTAAATTTAAAAACAGAAGTGATTCCTGAAGAGAAAAAAGCTGTTAATATAGAGTTAGCTGAAGAAGCTACAAAAGGATTAGAATTTTAAAATGATTTTAAATGATGTCATTACTGAAGTTAGAAGACTAATACAGGATGAAAATACTCCTCAAAGGTATTCTGATACAGTACTTTTAGGGTTTGCAAACCAAGCCCTTAAACGTATTTCAGTATTAAGGCCAGACTTATTTGCATATATGGGTACAGTTACATGTACTGAAAATGAGGTATTACAATCTGCCCCTAGTGATTCTATAAGACTTATAGAAGTATTTTCTGTTGTAGGTGGTAGCGGAGTAACAGAAACAAATAGAGAAATTTTAGATCAATCATATCCACAATGGATTAACGATACAGCAGGTGCATGTAGAAATTTTATGAGACATGCTAGAAACCCAAACAAATTTTTTATATACCCAAAAGCTCCAGCTTCTCAGGTATTAAAAGTAGAGTACTCTCAATCTCCTCCTACTTATGATGGGACAACTACAGTAGCTTTACTACCAGATGCTTTTCTACCAGCTGTTGTAGATGGGACAGTATATTTAGCTGAGTCTATTGATAACGAGCATGTCAATTCAGGTAGAGCAGAATTATTTTTGAAATCATTTACACAAGCATTAGGAGTTTCTGCTTCTAATAGAATATTTACAGATACAGAAACTGCAGGTTTACAGCCAGTAAACAAACAAAAGATTGAGGAGGACCTCACATAATGGCAGGAACAAGAAATTTTTCAGATATAGTAAATAGATTACTACCAAGTGTTCCAGGATGTCCGACACCTGTTGTAGAGAATTATGTTCGGGATGCTGCGATAGAAGCATGTGAACGTACTCTATCGTGGCGGTATGAACAACCAAGAATACGTTTGACTGTGGGAGCTCACGATTATGCATATGAATCTCCATCAGATGCTGAAGTACATGCATTTATTACAGCTACAGTAAATGATGAAATATTAGAGCCAGTAACTTTAGATAAGTTATATGAGTTATATCCTAAATGGCCTAATCAACCTACTGATAATAGGGCAAAACCTAGATATATAGCTCAGTTAGACCCCGATCATTTCTCAGTAGCACCAGTACCAGATAGTGCTGAGACCTATGATATAAGAATGATTGTATGTTTAAAACCATTGAGATCAGCAACAAGTATGGATAAAACAGTTTTAGATGAATTAGAAAATGTTATCATGCATGGAGCACTACAGCATTTGTTGGTATTACCAGATAATAGCTGGAGTGATAGAGAATTAGCTTCATATCATGCAAAACAGTTTGCATTTAAATTATCGGAGCGTAGAGCTAGAGCTAATCTTGGTGCTGGAAGAGCATCCATGAGAGTTCAAGGACAACCATTTGGGTAGTAGACTATGGCAGATGTAATTAGATTAGTAAAAGGAGATGAGTTACCACTCATACAATTGACATTAAACGATGATGTGGCTAATACTGCATTAGACTTATCAGCGGCTACTACTTCAGTATCAGTAAAGTTTAGAGCTGTAGGTGGGACATCAGTATTATCAACGATTAGCTGTGCAAAAACTAATGATGGTTCTGATGGTAAAGTACAATTTAATTTTACTAGTGGTGAATTAGATGTTGATGAAGGCTCATATGAAGGTGAGATAGTAGTTAACTTCGATGGTAGTTTACACACTGTATATGACCTACTAAAGTTTAGAGTAAGAAGTAACTTCTAATGGCTAACATAAGACTTGTATCCGCTATTGCCGCAACGGCTATATCATTTAGTGTTAGTGTTAATAGCGTTAGTTCTGTAGTTAGTGATGGTAATAAGATATCAGCTACAGTAAATACTTCTAGGCTAGGTATAAAAGCTTTTGAATTAGTACCAACACGTAAGAAATTTGATTCAGTATCTATAACTGACTCTCCAGTTTTTGAAATTAGTCTAATTCCAGGTGATTCTGTTACATCTTCAGATAGTGACCCAGTATTTGATGCCCAGCTAGTTAAGTCTGATTCAGTAACAGTTACTGATACACCAAATAAGATAATAAATTCTTCAGTAGATTTTGACCCAAGTGATGATGATGTTGATCCAGACCCTATAAATGTTACCGATTCTGATGCTAAAACAATAACACCTGCAGGTAAAACAGATTCAGTATCAGCCTCTGATTCACCAGCATTACAGCCAGATATACCACAATCTGACAGCGTAACGGCATCTGAATCTAATATAAAAACTACAAATACTGCTCCTACTGATTCAGTATCTGTGTCTGAGTCTGATGTAAAAACTATAAATACTGTCCCTACTGATTCAGTATCTGCATCTGAGTCTGATGCTAAAGAGTTTACGACTAGTAGGTCTGATTCAGTAACTATATCTGAGTCTTCAATTTTACAACCAAGTATAGTTAAGGCTGATAGTGTTATACCATCGGATGCTGTAAATTCTATAACTGTAGATTTAGTATCTACAGACAGTGTTTCTGCGTCTGAGAGCATAAGTACAACACTTACTCTTGGGGTTACAACACCTATGTATCCAGAACTTGTTAACATATCTGATGGTACAGTCGGGTTTATATTTACCAGAGATGAGCCTAATACAGGTATCATTGGTGGCCCTGGTTATGTAGGACAAATCATAGTTAACGATGATAAAATAACAGAAGGCGATTCATCCAACGCTGGACTTGTTGTCACATTCCATTATACTGATGTTGATGATAGTTCGTTGGGTGGACATGTATGTAATGCTACTCCACTTTCAGCTGGAGCTAATACTTAAGGAGACGGATGAATGATTAATGATTTAATTAAAGTAACAGGCGAACTTAAAATTACTGTTACTAATCCAGAAGGAAACGTAAAGCAAGAAGTTGTAGTACCTAATTTAGTTGTTACCACAGGTAAAAACTTAATTGCGTCTAGATTAAAAGATACTACAGATGCTGCTATGTCACACATGGCTATTGGTACAGGTTCAACTGCAGCTGCAGCTGGCGATACTGCATTAGGTAGTGAGGCAGGGCGTGTTGCTCTTACTTCTACTACTGTAACTACAAACTCTGTTGCATATGTAGCATCGTTTGGTGCTGGTACAGGTACAGGTGCTATTACGGAAGCTGGATTATTAAATGCAAGTTCAGGTGGTACTCTATTGTGTAGAACTGTATTTTCTGTGATAAACAAAGGTGCGGCTGATACATTAGGGATTACATGGACTGTGACTGTAAGTTAAAACAAAGGGGCTTTAAATGACAATAAAGTTTACTAATAATGCTATATCTACATTAGCGTCTGGCATTACAAATTCTGCTACAAGTATAACTGTTGCATCTGGTGACGGATCAAAATTTCCATCCTTAACAGGCAGTGAATATTTTAGAGCAACTCTTATAGATGCATCAAATAATTTAGAAATTGTAAAAGTTACGGCTAGATCCAGTGATGTATTAACTGTTACTCGTGCACAAGAAAGTACGACAGCTAGAGCTTTTTCTAGTGGTGACAGAATAGAACTTAGGATTACAGCACAATCTCTACTCGATGCTGCTACTACCCTTACATCATTAGTGGCTGATTTAGATTTAAACTCAAACAATATAACAGGTACAGGAGCTATATCTTGTAGCGGTGATTTGACTATTGATACGTCTACATTAAAAGTAGATTCAACAAACAATAGAGTAGGTATAGGTGATTCTTCACCCGATGGATTACTTCATGTAGGAACAGGAGATAATTCTGATGGAACAGATGTTGATATTATTATTGGTGGTAACTCTGCAAATGCTAGGCAATCTAAAATACGAAAAAAGATACAGTCAAGTGATAGAGCATTAGAATTTTATGCTTCTGCAAATACTAGTGATGAAGATATTAGATTTTATTCCGATGTTTCTACAGAACGCATGAGATTAGAATCTGATGGCGACCTTCATGTAGATGGAGATGTCATTGCTTTCTCAACTACAGTATCTGATGTAGCATTAAAATCAGATATTGAAATGATACCTAATGCACTAGATAAGATAGATGAAGTTAGAGGTGTTACATTTACAAGACACAATGGACAAAAGTCTGCTGGGATTATTGCACAAGAATTAGAGAAAGTTTTACCTGAAGCTGTTAGAGAAAAGAAACTAGCACTACATGACGGCAAAGAATATAAAACTGTAGAGTACGATGCTATACATGGCTTATTAATTAACTGTATTAAGGAACTCAAAGAGGAAATTAAGGAGTTAAAGAATGGCTTTACAAAGTAGTGGTCAAATAAAACTAAGTGATATTAGGAATGAGTATGCTTTAGGCTCAGGTCAAATAGCTATGTCTCAGCTATATGGTAAAGGTAATGCAGCTGCAAGTGGACAGATACAAATGGCTGCAAACTTTTATGGAACATCAAACATTACATATTTAGTTAATGGAACCATAACAAGTGGTAGGATGACAGCTAAAACTTCTGTAATTCATACAGGATATTCTACAAAAGTACACAATACTGGTGGAACTATAGGTAGTAAAAGCTTAACTACAAATAGTGGGCTAACACACGTTGTAGATGTAGATAATAATGACGGTACTTTTGCATCTAATAGGGCGTTTATAACATTAAACGCTGCAGGAAGTGCTGACCTTTGGTATGCTAAAATAGGAAATACTACTTATAATAGAAGACTTCAACAAATAGTTTGGAGTACTGGAATACAATCAGCAACAGATCATACTGGAGGAGGACCAGCTGGAGTACTGGGAGCTGCTACATGGGTAAAATTAAACGGATTTTTTGGTCTTTCAAATGGGTCAACTACTACTGTTCAAATAGCTAAAATGGATGAAGCAACATGGTTAGACACAACCTTAACTGTTGGTCATTTTACTAGACAAGACAATAAAGGTAATAACTTTCCATGTCGTGGTTTTTTAAAAAATGGTACTGGGTCAATCTCTAGTCAGTTTCCTACAGGCAGTATAGGTGGTTCGATAGGCTCAAATACTTTTTCTAATCCTGATAATAATAGTAATCCAGGCTGGTCTATTAGACAGATTGTAGGAATGGGAGGTAGTCAAGGTGGTGGCTCTGGTGGTTCGCTACGACAACCTAGACAATACTTTCAACTAGATGGTTCAAGTTCTTCTAGTAACTTTAAATCAAGGTGTAGAGGAGTATTACTTACAAAAAGTGGAGGAGCTAAACTGTGGATTCCCTCAGAAGCATTAAGTTATGGTAATAGTGTTAAACATCACCCTTCAAGTTTATCAACTGGTGCAACTATTGTTGATTTTAGTGTTGGAACTACAACTCACGTTGTAGACTTTGCAAGAGAGGTTAACAGTGGAGATATATATAATTTCTTTAGTACCAATGGTGAACAAATTAACTTAAAGGTATATTAATATGGCAATAACATTTGAAAGAGCAGATACAATAGATGATGCAACATTTGATATTTTATTTGCAGCATCATTAGATGATATTAAATCAGGAACATTTTTATATCCTGATAGTGTAACGACAGATGATGAAATAAAAACATATGTAAAAGGTGTATTTTTTGATGGAAATACAAATACTAATCATGGAATATTAGTAAAAAAAGATACTACTCCTATTAACTGGATAGTAGGTAATCACAATCCCTCTGATACATATACTTGGTCATTGGTTTTAAATGGTAGCGTTGATGGAAGTAAAGCAGTATTTTATACATCAGAATGGCATACTAACCATAAAACATATCAAGAATCTATAGGTGTATCTAAATACAAAATACCTTGTATTAAAGATAGTCGAGTAGATACATATTTTACAGCAGCTCAATCAGCTGGAGTTATGTTAGGAAACTATACAAAAGTAACTGACGATAACATATCAGTAACTCATTGTTGGGAATACTAATGTGGCACTTACCATTTTATATGTTACTTACTTTGGATTAGCTTTATATTCTTTTGTAGCACTATCTTGGCTACAACTTCTATACACATACATAATTTTTTATTTCTTACTAGAATTTACAATGAGCTTATTCATACACAGATGGGCTACACATAATCTCTGGAATCCTCCTGTATGGTTTCAAAACATAATGTCTGTAGTATCTATGACTGCATTAATTGGAACACCAATATCTTATAGTGCATGGCATAGAAACCATCACAGATATGCAGATACTATTGCGGATCCACACAGTCCAAAACATAGCTCATGGTTATATATTATATTTAGAACACACGAACAAGATTATAATTTAAGTTTGTGTGGAGATAGACTAAGAAATAAATGGCAGTTATTTTTAACTAAGAATGAAACAAGTTTGGTGTACATGTTTAATGCTATTCTTTTCTTAGTCTTATCTATAGATTTATTTTTGATGTGGGCAACAGCAGTAGCTATGACAACCTTTTGGGTGATGACAGTAACAGGTATCATGTGTCATCTGGGCAAGGTAAGAGATGTACCCTATATGTACCCTGTAGCATTTTCAGAATCATTTCATGTACAACATCATATAAAACCACAGCTTAAACATTGTAAGTTTGATCCCTGTGTATGGTTAGTTAAGAGGTTTGGCTGGACATGAAACACGCAATCAAAGTACAACTACTAGCACTTACTAATGTATTAATATCTATCTGGGCATGTTTTACTTATCCTGAATATATAATCTATGGAATAATAGGGTGGGGATTTGTAAATATATTCTCAACTAATATAGCTATACATAGATTCATGAGCCATAGAGCATTTGAAACTACACCAATCAAAGCTAAGATTCTAAAATATCTAACCATCATATCAGCATTTGGTAGTCCACTATCATGGACTGCAATGCACAGATACCACCATAAATACTCTGGACATCCTGTAGATGACAACCAATCACCTGCTAGAATAGGTTATCTAAGAGCGTGGCTTACTCTATATGATCCAATAACTGTACCCAAAGTGATGGTAAAAGATATACTCAAAGACAAGGATTATATGTTTATTACTAGGAATTACTGGGCTTTACTGTTTACATATGTGCTTATTTTATACACAATAGAGCCTATGCTAGGACTATTTTTATTCTCATTTCCATGTGCCTGTATTTATATAGTGGCTGGAGCTTTTGGTGTTATACCTCATAGTAAATATTTTGGATACAAAGTAGTAGAATCTAAACCACATTGTACAGCAGTCAACAGTCCACTGACTTCATTGATTAGCTGGGGTGAAGGGTGGCATAATTATCACCATACAATATCAAAAGATTACAGACATGGACATAAGTGGTGGGAACTTGACCCACCTGCTTTTTTTATAGAGAAATTGTTTTTAAACAGGTAGAATACGCATATGACAGTTAAAGTTACAAATAACGGATTTAGCACATTATCAGCAGGTATTACAGATTCTGCTACAACTATTACTCTAGCTTCAGGTGAAGGATCTAGGTTTCCTAACCCATCAAGCCCAGATGTATTTTATGCAACGCTTATAGATACTTCAAACAATCTTGAGATTGTTAAAGTTACAGCTAGGTCAACCGACTCTTTAACTGTAGTCAGAGCACAAGATAATACTTCAGCTAGAGCATTTAGCACAGGTGATAGGTTTGAGCTTAGACCCGTAGCTAAACTTTTTGAAGATATACAAGCAGAAGCTCGAGACCTCAACGGTGCTGAATTAGTGCTTGATGCTGATGGGGACACTTCAATTACTGCAGATACAGATGACCAAATAGATTTTAAAATAGGTGGTAGTGATAGAATGGTGATTGATGCTTCAGGTAATGTAGGTATAGGTACAGATGCTGTAGATACTAGTACATATGGTGGAATATTGAATTTAACTGATGGTGTAGTAGGTGGAGAAACAACTTTTGTTATTGCTAATAATAATGCAAATCAGTTTATAAGACTAGGTGTAAAAGCAGATGAAGCTCAAATTGCTTACGACAATGCAGACAGTTTAGTCTTTGGAGAATCTACAGATTCTACTATATCAGGCATAACTACAGAACGTATGAGAATAGACTCTAGTGGTAACGTAGGTATAGGTACTAGTAATCCTGAAGCAATTCTTCATGTTTCAACTGGTGGTGGTATTGCTCCATTTGCCTCTACACAAATTATATCTGAAAGTACTGGTAACAATTATATTGAGCTTAATGGTGGCTCTACAAGTACCACTGCTTTATTATTTGGTGATTCTTCTGACCAAGATGCAGGTGGTGTTTTATACAATCATAATAATGATTCTTTGATTTTTAGAGCTAATGGCTCAGAACGTATGAGAATAACCTCTGCAGGAAGACTAGGTATAGGAACAACTGCACCTGGAAATCCATTATCTGTTATAGGAGATGCTATAGCACCTGCAAAAATTGTTAGAAATACAAATGATGGTGGATTAGTTCTTTTTGTTCAAGCTGGAGTAACTGAGGGAACTATTACAGTATCAGGTTCAACAGTATCCTACAATGGTGGACACTTATCTCGTTGGGGAAGATTACCTGATGGCTCACAACCAACTATCTTAAAAGGCACAGTCATGTCTAACTTAGATGAAATGGTCGTATGGTCTTATGATGATGTTTTATACACAGAAGAAGATGAACTACCTGAGGGCAAATCTGTAGGTGATGTTAAAACACCTGCTTATACAGCAGAAAACGAACAAAGAAACCAACTTAAAATAAGTGATGTTGAGGGTGATATCAATGTTGCAGGATTATTTGTTAAGTGGGATACAGAAGAAGATGGATATAACGATATAGATTTAGCAATGACAGGTGATATGATTATCAGAATTGCACAAGGAACAACAGTTCAAAGAGGAGACTTACTCATGTCAGCAGGTGATGGCACAGCAAAACCACAAGGAGATGATATAGTAAGAAGTAAAACAATCGCAAAGGTAACATCAACTACAGTAATCAATACATATGATGATGGAAGTTATGTAGTACCTTGTGTAGTAATGGCTTGTTAGGAGAATAATGAAAAGAACTCCACTACTTATGTACCCCAACGGAACTTTTGCTAGAAGTAGTGTTATGGTTGAGGGCTGTGTGATAGTAGAAGAACCTGAGTTAGAAGATGGGGTAGAAGCTAAAGTAATAGATCAAACTGAAGCAGTTAAAAAGGCAGAAAGTAATGGATGACAAAGACTTTAAAACAGAAATAGAATTACTTAAACAAGATGTACACATCATTAAGACTAATCATCTTGCACATATTGCAGCAGATATTGATGATTTAAAAGATGAAGTTAAAGAAATTAAAACAGAGATATTTAAATTTAAATATATAGCTTATGGAGCTATTGTTGTTTTTGTCTTAATGAGTGATAAATTTACAGAAATATTGAGGTTATTATAATGGCATACGGAACAAAAATGAAAAAGACTAAGAAAACTGTTATGTATAAGAGTGGCGGTAAAGTCGGCTCTTGTGGTAGCAAGATGAAATATAAAAAAGGCGGTAAAGTCTTTAAGCCCTGCCCTACCTGTCCTACACCAGGAGCTTGTAAGAAAGCTGGTAAGTGTAAGAAAAAAAGTAAATAGTTATGGCTAAAATAGATAAGTCTAAAATGGCTTGTAATAAGCCTAAACGTCAGATATCTGGTGGTAAAAAGTTTGTTGTAAAAGCTTGTCAAAATGGTAAAGAAAAAGTTATCCGTTTCGGTGATGCTAATATGAAGATCAAAAAGAACCAACCCAATAGGCGTAAATCATTTAGGGCTAGGCACGGTTGTGATTCTAGACCTCCATCTAAAATGACAGCGAGGTACTGGTCATGCAAGAAGTGGTAAATAAATTATTTGCAGCAACCATTATACTTATAATTATAATCTTAGGTTACGCAATAGAAGATGCTGCATCAGACACTACATCATCAGGGGCTACAACAAATAATCAAACAAATGCTTCGGGCAGTAACACTTCTATATCAGGTGGTTACTCACAAGAGACAACTAATAACTATACAGGTGGGCAGACTAATACCACTACAAATACCACAAGTAATAGTACAAATGCTGAAACCGCTGTAAACAGTGCTAATTCGCCCAGTATGAGCGTTTATGGTCAGGACAGCTGTGTTATACCGCTGGCAGCAGGAGTAACCGTAATCGGCTTCTCAGGCTCATTTGGAAGCTATATGGTAGATAAAGCCTGTGAACGCAGAAAAAAAGCTAAACTTTTAAATACTCTAGGTATGAAAGTAGCTTCAATATCACTTATGTGTCAAGACGTTGACGTGTGGCAAGCAATGATGGATGCAGGAACTCCATGTCCAGTTGACGGATTAATAGGGCAAAAAGCTAAACAACGATGGGATGAACTAGGTAATGAAAAAGTTTTTGATTCTGTTAATGCTACCTCTAGTGGCAAATTCAGACACCACAGAAAATCTCCTT